GAAAGAGGCTACCTAGTAAGGCAGCCTCTAAAGAAAAGTATGTAGTTGTATGGGGGGGATAACCACATATAGTTATGATATAGATATTATATCCTACTTAGCTCTAAAATTCTACGCTGAGTATAGATAGAATCAAAAAACATATTTCCGGATATGTACTGCAGGCGCAGCTTATCATTAAATAACAATCTGTATAGAATAGCTTCCTGATCATTATCCATATCATATGTCATAATGTTCTTCCATGTTCCTAGCTTCCAGTATAAGCTACCATCTGCTAGCTGGATTAATACATAGCGGTTACTTAAGTTAAATAGGCCGGTTGAGCCTTTAAGGTTAACATTACGCTTAATAAGAGCCTTATTATATACGAACTTGTTATTAAGAGCCTTATCCTTAAACTTCTCATTTTTATTGATACGATAGATGAATGTTTCTTTTTTCTTCTCTCTAAACTCAGCTGCATCAATCATTTCAATCCATATATCATCATCACGATATACACGCTGGCCAGTTAAGTTCATTTCTTCCAGTAGGTATGATACTCCTAGATCTTCTAGCACATCGGAAAAAATATCTTCTGCATTTGATAAAAACGTAATACGTACTGGTGGCCTTGGTGGTTCTTCCAGCTCTCTATTACGGTTAACTGACTCATACATATTAAGGAAAATTTGGCCTTGGTTTTTCTTGATTATAGTACCTTCTTCTGGTATGAACTCATCCCATGTAATATCAATTACATCTTCATAAGATACACCTCTAGCATTGTGGAAGGTACTAAGAGCCATTAAATGGCCTAGCTCTCTCCAGTTATCGCTTTTAGGGTTTAGGATAAAATTATAATCACCTTCACGCTTAATTAGTTCTACATGAGGAAAGCCTGGCGTTTTTTGTTCTATTGGTTGAGTTAAGCTATTACCGGCAGCAATCTTTTTAACAACGGCCTCAGTATCACGTAACCAAATAAATTTAGATTGCTCAGATTCATCTGCTATAGAATCTTCTATACGGTGTTTTAATACTGAGAATGTTTTACCAGGACCACGCGCACCAAATAATATATTAAGATTAGCCAGATCAGAATTTTCTATATCTATATAGATACCATTTACTAATTTCATAATTAATCCTCCATAATATCTCTGTACTTGTCCAGTAGTAACTCAAAATCATACGTTAATCCTAACGTATAAGAATTAGGATACATAGCTATATTAGAAGCGTAATATACCTTTTTACCATCATGCTCATATACATGTAAGCAATCATGGTCCATGTAAGCGGAAGTAGTTTTAATGGCCCGGAACACATAGCCTTTTTCTATATCAAATGGAGTAATAAGTTTACCCTTTTTAATATCCTTTTCAATGCACTCATGGCCTTTTTTCTTAGGTACTCCGGATATAGTAATTTTGAAATGGTCATCGCTTCCATAGATATACTTCTTAGCTCCAAATGTTTTAAATTTCTGGCTAATTCCTTCAAATTCAAATATGCCAAGGTAATACCGTTTACCATTATAATCCACATAGGCGTTGCGTTTCTTGGCCATTTTAATATAGATTTCGTTAAGAGCTTCAATATCCTTAATATGATCATCCGGATTAATGAACTTAACTGAGTCTGTATCACAGTATACCAGGTCTGAAGTCTTACCGCCATTATGCTTATTACCTAGTACAGAAATGGCAATTTCGAGATGGTATCTCGCATATGCGGTTACCCAGATGCCTACCTGGTACGAAAGAAAGCTGCTGAAGCTGCTGTAGTAATCATCCAAGAGTAATTCTGTTAACTCATCCTCTGTTAGCTCTCCGCTCTCTGGATCATCTTCGATATGGTAATACTTTTTCTGCTCTACCATATTAGTATCCTCATTGAATACGTAATCCGGCTTACATGGGTTAGTTACGTGCATGCCGTAGATACCATTAAGCAAACGCTTAGCCAGGTTATAGTCGGCATCCTTCTCAGGGTCAAAATCCGGGCTATTCTCATCTTGTTTTAGGGTTGTCTTATCGTAGTAGAATTTTAGTACAGTTTCAACCAGCTCTTTACTAAGATACTTCTTTTTAGCAACCTTCACCCGGGTAATGTGTTCATCACTAAATTTATACTGCTGCCGAATAATCATATAATCCACTTCTGTAATTACGGTACTGCAGTATTCACATTTAAGGATTCTTCCATTATCAATCTGGTTTGGTAATGTTTTCATCTTACCGTTTTCAAGCTTGGTATAAAATTTAAGTGGTTTACATTTACTGACTGAAATGTAAGGAACTGGAGTGGCCAGCGGATTTTTAAGCTCTAAATCCTTCCAGGTAACCTCTATGAGCATTCCCCAGTCCTCCCAGTTTTGCAAATAGAAATCAAACTCTTTTTGCTTAAATGGCTTCATATCAAAGAATTTAGTAGGATACTTTCTAAGTACAATTTCAGTAGGGTAAGAGCTTCTAATATCATCTGAGCCAATACCGCCGTTAGATAATGCAAATGCTTTCCCTTTTAGAATCTTATCGTAATAGCTGCGCTTAGATTCATACTCAGCAGTATCAATTATTACCTTATTAGCAAATGCTTTATTAGCATGTGTATTACCACCTCTAAAAGCGGTATGGCACATAATGAAAGTATCACGATCTAATCGCTCCCGGATGAATCTATAGCGGTTTTTCTTATTAGAAGTAACCGCTTTTCTACATGCCTTACGTACATACCCGGTACTGGTTAACGGCAAGTTATTAATATCTGCATTGTGCTCTGCAGCTATGCGCTTTGATATTGCAATATGCAGGCCTATAACATCATTAGCACAATATCTTTCCTCTTCCGGAGTAAGTGGAGTCCATGGGTATCTTTCAACTAAGTAATCCATGTTAGTTTTTCGGTACTCTTCCGGTACACCTTCACTCTTAAGGAATTTATCTAAGCCCATATTAGATAAGAAGTAACTGCAGCGAAATACAAGCTGGTCAGTTTCCGCTGCTATGATTTTACGTTCTGATGTGCATAAGATTTTCTCGAACTTAAAAAAGTCCTTTATGAATTGAAATTCATAGCTTAGGTTATGTACGAAAATAGCAACCTTATACGGATTATCACGGTTATCATAAGCAATAAGCTCTAGCTGGTGTATTACATCGGCTAAACTTCTTACCTGGGTATAATCAGTACCATCATAAAACTGTCCGCTCCATATAATAGCGTTTCGTTCCGGGTCACCGTCTGCAGTTAGTCCGGTAATAAGTGTAGTTGTTTCTATGTCAAAGGTCCAAAATACGTCCTTCCTTAGATGCGTCCGTTGCATTACCCCTCCTTATCCCAGAGTGGCCTGACTGTTAAACCATTCTGTGAAATCACTTAATCCATAATCTTCATCCGTTAGGTACTTATTCATTTTAAGAGCCATTTCTTTCATGGTAACATTAACCTCACCCTCCGTTACCATTCGTACCTGATCTGAATCAAATGCATAACCGGCATCTTCCAGCTTCTGGTACATTCTCCATAATAGCCCCTTTGGGTCTTGTGCTCCGCTAATATCCAACTGGTTAGATAGCTTGCTTACTTCTAGCAAATTCTTAGCTGCCTCAATATCAGAGCCATAAGCTAATAAATCTTCGGTGCTCATGCTCTCCAGGTACTTCTTACCGGCCTTACCATAACCGGATTTAGTCATGCGCTCCGGGTCAATCAAATCAGAAATAGCTGCATAAATATCATCACTAATTAAATTAGCCTTATCCGCTCTGGATAAGGCCTTATTGAAAGCTTTTATCTGCAGCTGAGTCATTTCTATATTTGTCATTTCTTCAGCTCCTTCCACATGGCTATAGCAATTATTGTATTAATTGCCATAGCCATTATTATAATTATTCGCATAGTTCAATTCGCAGTAATGCCATTTCTTGCTGGGTAACTTTACTAATTGATGCATCTAATAAATATGCTGGGATGCATCCAGCATTTACTTGTAATACAAAATCATCACCCTGGACTATTTGCACCGGCTCATCATCCGGAATTACTCGATATAATTCACTTAGTAGCATAGTACAACCTCCTAAAGTGTTATTAGCAATCTATTATAACCATCATCGCCTAATGGGTCTATGCTAACAATATCTAAGAATAATAAATATGCGGGCATATTATTTTTTACCCCTCTGTATATTGGAACTTCTGGATTATCTTTATTTAGGATTACAATTTCACATTGTTTATCAAGCAATTTATAAAGACTTTTTACTTTCATTAGAACCCTCCATTTCATCTACAGTCTGGCAAGCTTCCACCCAGATTCCGTACTGCTCAACCAGATCCTTAACATACTCGATACCACCAGCAGAATAAATAGATGCCTGGAAAGCTCTATTAAGTGTCGGATGGTTAATAATCTGCTTAGTCAATAATCTAAGCTCCTGGGATAAATCATTACCAGAGCCAGATATGTTTACTAAGATGCCTTCTGGTGTATTCTTCACTTCAATCATTGTAATTCCTCCTAATTCATTTCAATAATGATAAAACCATTTTTATCAGGGTACACCTGACTAACTTTGTAATTCTGGTACTTATCCGGAATACGTTCGGCCGGACCAGCAAAACAGATTTCTAAGCATTCATCACCATTATCATTAAATGATCTGCTAAATCCTAATACGGTGTATTGATTATTCAGTAGAACCTTCTTCATTTGTACCATCAGCATTTTTCATTTCCTCCAATGTAGGGAACTTGCTTCTTGCTAAGTATGCATGCAGCGCACGGTTAATAATTTCATTTTCACTAATGTAATTAGTAAGGCTTAAAAACTTAAGCTTGGTAGCGGTTTCATCATCCAGGAGAATCTGCTTTCTTATATTTCTATTAGGTTTTACTTTGATTGCCATATTACTTACCTCCTATAATAAAGGGCCGGAATATCTCCGGCCCATTCCGGTATTCTGCCGGCTGCTTAATCTTCGAACTCATCCATAGAAGTATCCACGTAAGGCTCACCCATGGTCCAAGCGGATACCCAAAGAGTCTTAGTAGTATACTCTTCTGTATTTCCATCCTCATCTACATAGGAAGAAGTCTTTTCATGGTAATTGCAGTCGGTCTTATCAACTACAATATTCATAGGGCACTCTTCCGGCTTTGGAGCTCCACATTCCTCCCGGAACTTCACATTCACCATGATCTCTTCACCGTTCTTTTTTGTAAGAGTAGTGAAATACTTAGCGAATGGTCTACCCTCTTTGCTTGTTAACTTCTTTGCGAAAATTGCTAATTTCATATTAGCTACCTCCTTAAAATTATTTGACTGTATTGGGTTGGTTACCCGGTTACAAGAATCATTATATGTGTGTATGTGTATATTTTCAATTGGTAATTGTGTATAAAAAATATACCTTACACTTGTTCATGTTAACAAGAAATACATAAATAAAAGTAGGGCGGAATGTCCGCCCTACTTAATTCAGATCATTAGAAGTGTGTTTTGATAAAGTTGGCAATAACCGGGGAAATCACATTAGCACCTATTTGCGTTAAATGCGGACTATGACCTTCTGTTGTATGTGCCCAGTAGGTGTAATTTGAATCTGCATAGCAGCTTACACCCATTTCATGAGCAAGGTCAAGTATTGGAATGGAATAATAGTTTGCAACCTCAATTAATGCAGTTCTAAAGTTTTCATATCTTTCTGCTGCATAACTGGAATCATATTGAGGGTAAAGCATACAGAACAATCTTTTGCCATTTTCAGGCTTATATTTATTCAACATTCCCTTCCAGTATGTATGCAATGCACCATAGAATGTGTCTGTTGTGGTATCACTAAATGTTCCTAATGTATAATTTCTATATGCATCATTGATTCCAATTAATGTTCCGATAATGTCATACCCATCATATAGATCAGTATAATCAACGCACCATGCTTTCGGTGTTGGTGAACCACCCGGCATTGTACCTTCCATTAATGATGCGGAGTTTACACCTTCATTACTGGAAAAAGCCTTTAATAGTTCGCATACCTGTTTAGGGAAAGGATTTTGTAATTGTGCACCGCTGTTACTGTCATCATATCCATAAGTAACACTATCACCAACGAAACATAACAATTTTTTTGCAATTGGATATTTGGTATCAAATAATTCTTTGCCAAGGTTACCAATAAGATAAACAACTTCAACAGAACTTACGGAGCCTCCAAAGGTTGTAAATGTGTAATATTTATCACCACTTTGAACTTCAATATAAGTACTCTGACCACCACGGATATAATCATGTGTTTCTGTTCCGGTGTTTGCACTATATACCGCCCAGCCACCGGTTCCAGCAAAATTATATTTTACAGAAGGAAAAACAATGCCAACGCAGCCATCAGGAATTTTAATTCTATTCGGTGTTGCGGAATAATTTGCATTAGATCCACTTTGACCTGTTGTACTATTCCAATACCTACCATTATACATTGAAATATTTTCTGTATAATTTCCTTCCTGGATAGAATTCAGATACTCAATCTTTGAATTTATTTCACCAAAAACATATTCAACTTCAATTGATGTACTTGCCGTATTAGCACTATAATCTGTGATTGCAAAATAATATTCACCACTTTGAACATCAATATAAGTAGATTGACCGCCACGGATATAATCGTGTGCTTCTGTTCCGGTGTTTGCACTATATACTGCCCAACCACCATTTCCAGCTGTTAGAACACCAATACCAGGGAAATTAATTCTAGTGCATCCTTCCGGAATTTTCAAACGGGGTGTACATGAATAATGTGCATTTGCGACACCACTTACGCCTGTTGTGTAATTAATATATTGTGTTAGTGTTGCACTTAATGCTGCATCATCAAATCCAACATTTACGCAATTTTGCAATGCTTTCAAAACATTTCGGATTTGACCTCTTACAGAATTGCCGGCACTATCATAAATAGTACCATCAACACCAACACGAATATCTAACAATTCCGTATTTCCTTCAGTTTGTGTACCGGAAGGAATAATATTGTCAACCCGTGATTGAAGCAATGCAACCTGTGACTGTGTATTAGCAACGGTCTGTGCGGCTTGTGTTGCACTTCCAGCAGCAGCGGTTGCACTATTAGAAGCAGCCGTTGCACTATTAGAAGCGGATGTTTCACTAGCAGCAGCAGCAGTAGCACTAGCAGCAGCAGCTTGTTTAGAAAGTTCAGCTAATTCAGCTTGATGTGTGGCATCAGCTAATTTTCCATCAATATAAAGTTTTCCATTGTCTACATAAAGAATAGTATCAGCTAATTCCTTATGGACCTTCTTAAATTCATCAAATACAAAATCCAAATTAATGATTTCATTATTAACATTCGGATAACGAATATTCCAAGGCCACATATTTACCTCCTATACATAAATGCAAATGCACATTTCAGAAACGAAAATCTCTGCCATGTGATTATAAATGTTATAGCTCCATGCGTTGTATTCTGCCAGTAACATCTCCTGACTCATGGTAATACCTTGGTTACCTTGTCGGACTTCTTCTATAGTAATATCGTGATTAGCTTTATTAGAGCTATCCACGTTATTAGTTCCTCCAGTAATTGTCTGCTGGGTATTCTGAAAAGTATTAGAGTCATAAGCTGCCTTCTGTAGAGTAGCAGTATCAGAGCTACCTCCGGTAGAATGAACCTCACCGGAGTTATTACCAATTTCAGTCCTGGTAGATTTTACGTCCAAATTGAAAAGTGCTTCATACTCGAACTGATAAGCCTTCCACCATCTTTCAAAGTTATGCAGCCATTTCTTAGACCACTCCCCGATCTGAAATTTCATAAAATCAAGATCTGCATAGAGTACCGGGAACTCGCCTCCCTGCCTTAAGCATTCATTAATGAATAATTCAGGGTCCATACCTTCCGGAAGTACCAACTTCTCCCATAACGCCCCGTCTGAATACTTATTCAGTCCGATCAACGTCAACTTGCTTAGCATTGGTTACCTCCCTTCCGGCCTCTTTTGCTCCGGTCTGTCCGGTGTCATATACACGGGCCTTAATAGATAGCTTTCCTTCTAATGTAGGAAATACCTTAATGGTCTTTTTGATAGATTCATCCAGGCAATCCATGAAACACTCAAATCTGGATACTGTTTCCGCAGAGTTGGATTCTACCTCATTAGATATAAGCCGCTCCTGCTTCTCCATCGGATTATTCGGAATACCGATTTCAGTATCAAACTGGTTCATAATGGTACGGTAATCCATAAGAAGCTTATCCGTAATGTAATTCTGGCCAACTTTCAAATCTAATACTTCAAATGGATCCTGATCAGAAAGAGGTGCAGTTTTATCAACGGCCGTTTTCTTCTTTAGCTTATCCTTATCATACACGATTAACGGCTTTCCGGAATTTCTCGCATCAAAGATAGCTTTAAGAGTAGCAGATGCAGCTTCCGAATTGGCAGATACAATATAGGCAAATCTACTATTAATAATAGACTGGTCAACCGTTGACCACAACATAGCCAACCGCTGAGCATAGAAATCTACAATGTCAAGAATGCCTACATAATCCGGAGTTAACTTAATAAGTCCTGCGCCCTCATAAATTAATTCCGGCTCTCTCATATAAAAATGAGGATTGGCCGTAATAATTTTTGTTGGCTGCATCTGCACACCAACACCGGATACCGTAGATCTTGCCGGGATAATTCCAAATTTTTCCCCATTGGTACTTGCGTACTTATTGGTATCAAATACTCCCATGAAGCCAAAAGCACACAAACTAAATAAGAAAATATCCTTATCCCAGTTCTCCGGCACTTTGGTTTCAAATCGAGTAACTAACCGCTGGTATAAACTTCTCCAGAAAAAATAATAGGTATCAGAGTCATAACAAATAGCTTCTGAGGGGACTCTATGTCCCCTCATATTGTTAATGGTCTGATAGTAGTAAGGTAATGTTGGCATAGCCGCCACCTCCTTATTAGTCTAAGAGCAGTACCACGAAATTCTCAGTCTGATCATTATACCAGCGAGTAGTCCAATGATACCAATCATTGTAGTAACGGCCTCTTGGGTTGTAGATGGAGTCAACACCCTCATCGATTACGGTAATTCCTAATGCTTCATCATCGAACAATACGCCGATAATTCCTTCCTGCTCAATTGCTGCTGCGGAAGCTGCGCAAGTTCCGTCTTCCTGCAATTCATTTGCAATGATTTTAATAGAATCCGGAGTATCAATAGCCTGCCAGTAGTTGACACGCTCAAAGCTTCCAAGGTCTAACAACTGCTCATTGTAGATACCGGAAAGAGCAGAGCTATCAACCTGATCCATGAACTGAGATAACATGAAAATATTCATGTACTGATCCGGAGTATGGCGAAGGATTGGATGCGCTAATGCTGCTCCGTTGTAAGTAGTAATATTTGCATGATACTTATTCGTACGCTCTGCCATAAATCTCTTCTGAGTATTCAGGCGGCCATATAACCACTTTGCAAATGGCACAAATTCTGCATTAGATAAGTAATTAGCAGCGGTAATAGTGGTATTACCAGTAGCTGCCTTATACTCAGTAAGTACATGAATTACACGATCACCGCCAGCTGCTACTGCAGCTGCAATCATGTTGTTAACTACTGCACGGGATTCAACCTCAATCTTTTGGTTAAGCTGATTAACCAAATTCTGAGCACGTGCACCCATGAAGCTACCGAAATCTGCTGAACCAGAAAAAGCCTGGTTAATCTGATCACGAGTGGTAGTAACTACCAGCTCTTTGATATTGCCGCCGTAGAAGTTGAACTGTACGGACTTCTGTTTATTAACCAGGAATGGGTCTGGTCCGGTCTGACCATCCGGAAGATTGAATGCTTCATCATCAATCAGATCCAAATCAAGAGTAGTTACCTTACGAACAATGCCGCCCCATCTTTCCTCATCACGTGCGATAGATGGGTAAATCATGGTGTAAGCTCTACTAGCATAGATGCTTCTGGTTAACAACTGACTGATAGCAGTATTTAACTGATCATAACCCTGCTGCAATAATGTAGTTCCGACTGCGACGAACTCAGATTCGTCTTTTGGTGCTAATGCACTTTCTCCAGTCATCATCTCCTTCAATTCATTAATTAAAGTAGCTGACTGCTGGAATGTCATAGAATTAACTGCCATAACTTATACCTCCTTTGTTGGCTTAAACAGTTCCTTAAATACATCGGAAGCCTTAGATTCTGTAGGCTGCTCTTCTAATGTACGCTTATTATTAAGCGCCTCCAAATCTTCATTTGCTTTTTTCAGCTCTGAATCCTTGGCTTCCAATTTTGCTTCAAGCTCTTTTACCAGAGAAGTAGCTGCTTCCAATGCTTCATTTTTCACTTTTTCCATCTCTTCATTAGAATCTAGCTTTTTCTGCTCCTCCTCCAGCTCCTTAGCTTCTTGTGCCTCTAGTGCCTTAATCTCATCCATCTTAACACCCTTCAACAACAGTTGCATTTTTTCGCTATACTTCATATAGGTTACCTCCTTTATATGTTCATTATTTGCATGAATTGTACAAAAAGTCAATTTATTTTATACATTTTGTGAAAAATAACACCGGAACAATATCATCCTCTGAGGGTGTTGGTCCTGATCCGTGAAACTCATCATACCAATGCTGAGCAGCAGAGATACGTCCATGAATACTACTTGCGTAGTAAGTGCTTCCCGGACGCTCCCAACAGATAGCCCAAAGCTTAGTCATTTCTCCCACTGTACCAGTACCGACTGAGTATGCTGCCATCGTATCCAAATATGGTAATCCAGATTCATTATAATAGGTAGAACTTCCGTCCGGATTCAAATAATAATCTGAATACTGCCCCGGCTCTGATATAAGTAACTCCATTTGCTTCTGGCCGTTTGCCATTGCATCATGATTAGTAGAGCCTACGTAATTACTAACCTTAGTAGCCGGAGTCCATTGGCCTAGACCAGTACCACGACTCATAGAATAGTTATATCCTATTTCCCACTGGCCCGGATTAATATAGGATTCTGCTTGGAAGTTACCAAGTACACCGGCGGCCGCCTCTTCGGTCCAACCGGCATTACGCAAGAAATCCCATACTTCTCTAGCGTTATCTGTTTGCTCCTGGCTAAACGGAATCGTCCACCCGGCAGCATCTGTAACTACATAATGCCATGCCATAAAATCACCTACTCAAAATAGATACCATAATTTAACGCTGCATTAATCTCGGAAATCTCAGAAGCATAAGCTCTACTAGACGCAAACTGGAAATTATCCGTCTGTACGAATCCGGAGAAACTTCCAATAGTAGCAACTCCCATATAAGGTTTACCAAGAATAGGATTAATATTAGCCTGACTATCTGTCAGCTGCATCTGGCTAACCCATACATGAATTACCTTATCTAAGGCTGCAATTGCACCGCCTCCTAATCCGGCAGATCCGGAAGCTACTCCACCTTCTGACTGGTGTAAATTCAATGCTGCACCAGCTAATGCAGTACCAGCTCCGATTATGGCTAATGCTGAACCACCGGTAGCTAATAAAACACCTAATGCTGCCGCTGAACCTACTCCAGCTACGTTACTCTGTACGAATTTAGTTGTATCAATTCCGGTAGATCCGTATGCAGTCGGAATAGCACAATTACCGGAAGCATTACCGATAATCTGACCATTTGCATCATTTAATCTAATCTGTACTGCAATATCTCCGGAAGTAACATTAACTGCCATCTGTACATGAAGCTTATTAACTCCCTGGCATTCAGTAGCTGGAATGGTTACCATACCACAGAAAGGAATATATACATTAATAGTAGTAAGAGAGCTTACCCTTCTCCAGTCACTAGACTGCCACGGTATATCAATTTCAGTCCCAGATGAGATAATCGGCTTATCAATATGATAACCGGTAATAGCATTACCATTAGAATCCTTACATGGATAATTTCCAAGATATAACGGCTCTGCATTTCCGGTAGATACTGCTCCACCTCCAATTACCATCGGAAGCTTAAATGCTGACTTAAAGCATTCAGCTGCAGAACCACCATAAAAAAGCTGCTGAGAAGCTTCTACTACTGATGTGATGCTGGTAATCGTCCAGGCATCTACGCCATTTAAGATTTCTTTAATCTTGTTTGAATCCTGCATCAAGTATGGACCAAAAGAACCCTTACCGGTAATACCTAAAATAATAGCTCCGGCCTGGCCATCGGTAAAAGTAAATCCAGTAGGTGCTTTATACTTATGCCCCTTAATCAATGGAGCTAATACCGGAATACGATTATCTACAATATTCTTAGTAGATCCGGAAGCATACAATACCATAGCAGATGTATTACCAATATCATCTTTAAAAGATGCTAATGTATCCTCTACGCATTGAATCTCCCACATACTCTCAACTGTTGTCTGTTCATTAATAAAATAATACCTATCCCACTTTGGTACATAGATATAATTAGCAGCTACCGGTTGAACATTCTGGACCAGAAATGTAGGCCGAGTAATTGTACACTCATCTTTCAACTGAACATAGAGGGTAGTGTTACCCTCTATAGTTGGCCGCTTGGTTGATTTATCACGCTTAGAAAAGCTATATATCTTAATCTCCATTTGCTTCCTCCTGCAATGCATCTAATACTACACGTAGCTTTTTAGGAATCTTAACCTTTAGCTTACCCAAATTCTCTAAAATGCTAATAGCTTCATTACTTATGTAGAAACATACCACTGCATTATATACTAGCCCTTCGCTATGTACTAATATATCAATGCGATACGCCACGGCACACAATGCTAATATAGCTACCTTTTTCAATAAGCCCATAGCTCCTACACTGGAAGAAAGCCCACCAGATTTAGTCTTATTGCTACGCTTCTTAAATGCAACCGAAAGGCCGGTAACATAATCAACTACCATAACAAATACTAAAGTCTGTAAGGCTAAAGTCCAGCCGCCGAAAGCATATCCAATGATACCAATAATTACGCTAGCAAAATTAATTTGTGTTTTCATTTAACATAAACCTCCCCTTTGTAAATTGCTGCAATATATCCGGATGGAATTTTAATCCATGTATTTCCGGAAGTATCCTTAACTACTTCCTTACAAGTAACCTTAGTTCCCTTAGCGATTGAACCATTCTTATCTGGATCTGCTTTCTTAGCAGATGCAGTAAGTCCGGAATAACCTACCTTAGCGGCAGTAGCAGATGGAGCTTTACGTACCATTAAATTAACCTGAGTGGTATATACCTTGCCTACCTTGTAAGCTTCATTTGGCTTGTTAACTACTACCGGCTCAGCTTCTACCGGAGTAGTATATAGCTTATACTCTGCTGCCCTTCTACGTACTAACCCTGCTAACTTCTTACCACCAGCATTAACATAAAACTGCATATTATAACCAATCTGAAACTTATTACGCTGACCATTCATAGTAAGCTGCTTAATATTACCAATGTTATAAGCGAAGGATACCAGAGCATCGAACTCATTCTGATTGAATCCATAATGATATTTATTATTGATTTCATTAACATGCTTAACGAATCTGGAGCAATCAGATTTTAAAAATGCATCTGCCTGATCCTGAGTGATTTTATCACCCTTCTTAACTCCGGATGTATGACCATAACCAATAGTCCATACACCGGCTGCGCATTGATATGCAGTAAGTCTGCACCCCTCAAATGATTTGATTAATTCTAATCCACGCTTTGATAGTTCCATAATATAACCTCCTTATTGATTGTAATAAAATAGGCCGCAGTATATACCACGGCCATAAGATAGAGTAAAGGTAACCAACCGAATCCATAGCCTTCTGGGCCTTCTGGTTAAGAATTAAGGATCTCTATCTGAGATGAATATATCAGAATTTTATACACAATTCAACAGCTAATTACAAACTTCCTGG